GGGGCCCCGTACTAATGCAACGCACACGGAGCATTTAACCATGCACAGTAGACAAAGAAATAGAGGTCGACTGGAGCCGCAAGGCCCAGTCTCCCTAAATCTCGTCATACCGGATATAGTTCCCATCTACGGATGGGGAGAATGTTCAAGCAAATATTCCAGTAAAATGGAAGAAATGCATGACGTTATCGGAAATCAAAAATCCGACTATAATCCGTGTGATCACGACAAGTTGCTGAGTTTATTAAAACCACTCAGCTACTTCGCGAGCGGGCCAGATGGCGAAGGAAGATGGACTCAATACTCCTTTGGAGCTGGGGGTCCCTTTCCGACGTCTCTCCTGCAGTCGCTTAGATCGCTCGACCTATTCGGGCCTAATTATTTGGAGAATTTCAGCATTGATGCTGAGCTCTTCTATAAGAAGGCTGTCGATGACAGCACTTCACTTATCAACTTTATCATTGAATTGATTCAGTTGTGTGAAATGAATGTAAATGCCTGGAAGAAGTTTTCCAAAAAGATGGAAACAGCTATCCAAGTATTCTTTAGGATGTTGAAAAAGACCGGCAACTATTGGGTTGCTTGGAATTTTGCAATAAAACCTACTGTCCGTGATATTTGGGCATTCCTAACGTCATATAAGCGCGCACTCAAGCGGCTTATGTTTCTAAGGGCCCGAAATCACAAAGACACCAAATTGAAGTTCAGGAGGTCACCCATTCCAGTCTCGGGAACGCAAGTTCCCGTTGGCTATGATTGGTGGACCGGAACCCTGTACTATCAAGGCGAGCCGGTGAATGCCTACCCAGCAGATTGGGGCGGATTTCTCATAGATTATGAGGGAACCGTCCAGGTATCTAGCTGGGCTCACGTGATGTACGACATTGATGATAATTATCTCAATGATATGTTCACCGCGATTGGCATGATCATGCTATGTATGAATGGAGTTTACAACCCCATTAAGATAGCGTGGGAGGCAACCCCTTTCTCTTGGTTAATCGAATGGTTTACCAATAAAAAGATCGAATTGCTCAAAGAATTGGGCAATTTGTCACCTTTTCGAGACGCCGAAATCCTAGGCATGGGCCACAGCATACGATTAAAACTCGATAATGCTAAAGCTTACGCTTGGAAGACTGGCGAATCGGCTCAGGGGTTCGAGATTGGAGAATTCCAATACTCGAGATTTACGCGACGACAGGGTTTACCAACAGGTGAATCCGCATTAGTCGCGGCGGATATGAATCCGACGCGCAGCGCAATTCTCGGAGGCATCGCCGCTAATTGGCGGCGACGACGATGAGGATCGCGTCTCTTTCGAATCACACCCGTTAATAAACGGGAAACGGAGACGATTATGTCGATTAGTATCACTACTCTCAATAACGAAGCGGCTGCCGCTAAGACCTTTACCGAAGTGTCGAAAGACAGATTGGTTGCCGAGTGGATTAACTCCACCGACAGTACGGCGTCCTTGGACGGCCGATTGGTCATTAAGCAACAGCTCATTGGTAAGACCAAGACTGGCGTACAAATACGCCGTTCTTTGGTTCAATGTAAATTCGTCGCCCCGACTTCGGTCGTGATCGGCGGAAATACAGTTACCATCCCGGAGGAAATTACGGTCAATTTGACCATCACCACTCCGGTAGCTTTGGCGACTCTGACGGCTACCCTGCGAAAGGACTTGGTGGCGTTTATCCGCAATTTTGCAACTGCGGCGAACGTTGACAAGCTCGTTAACGGGGAGAACTAAGAGTCGAATTGCCAGCGACGGAAACGCCGCTGGCAATGAGCCAGAGGTTATACCGTGGGGCCTTGTGGGCCCCTTGCTGGCATCTCATTGAGATAGAGTAGTAACCGGCGTAGATCGGGAAACCATATGAATGGAACCACGAAAAGCTACGCGCTGGACAAACTCCAGCTAATCGTCACTGAAACGCTCGCTGACTGTTATGAACAGTTACATCAGTTGGCTCCGCACCTCATCCGTAAGGATGACTTCAAGAGAGATTGTGAATACATTCTCAAACGAAGCAATGCAGAGGGACAGGAATTCTTTACCGTTGCACTCGCCAATCTTGGCGATTTCTTCGATAGAGTTCTCCTGGGACACGAGATCGAACGCGTCGAGGGCTTCAAACCCTTCGATGGCCTCTTTCCCGTGTTTCTTCGTCCATTCTGGATTTATACCTCACAGAAACTTGTTCCTGTGTTGGCAATAAACGAAGAATCTTCTGATGAATTCACCGTAGAACAGGCACAGATGATCAGATTAATCCGATCACTGTTGCACGGCTTGAAGAAGTATTATGTCTTCGTCAAGGGTGGAACAGGTAGCCGTTGACTCACTTTCGAAAAGTTCCTCTCAGTTGAGAGAGACATGATCGATTTTGAAGTCATACCGACTCCTGCTCTACATCGTGCACAGATCCTACTCGAGGAGTATGTACTACCGGGTTACAACCCAGAGTGCAACTCTCCTCGTCATGGACCTGGCGCTGTCGCGGGTGGCGAACGAAAGAATAATAAGTGGAAATTTTCCACTCTTTATCTTTCTATGCATCAAGAGTGGCCGTACTACGAATATTTATTCGGTGTACGCTCTGCTATCCAATGCAGTACCACTCGAAGTGCGAGATCACTTCCCCTCCAACTTGCGGCCAATGCTTCCCTCTATCGCGCAATGCGACGAGTTGAAGAACCAACTGCAAGGATGCTGTTCGTACCGAAGGACTCTCGTGGACCCAGGATAATCTCCTGCGAACCGAAAGAACTTATGTACGTCCAACAGGGTGTAGCACGTCACTTGATGAGTTTCATCGAGCGATGTGAATACACTCGGGGTCACGTGAACTTCGTTGATCAGTCGATCAATGCAAACCTAGCGCTTGAGGCTTCGGCCTCGCGGCGTTACGCGACCATTGATTTGTCTGACGCGTCGGATCGCGTGAGCACGCAGCTCGTGACTTACCTCTATCCCAGAAGGATAAGTAAGAAATGGCTTGCGTTGCGATCTACTGCGACACTTCTCCCTTCAGGAGAGGTGCTTCCGCTTCGAAAGTTTGCTCCAATGGGCTCAGCTTTATGCTTTCCCGTTGAAAGTCTCACTTTCTGGGCGATCGCGGTAGGATGTGTTTGGGAACACACCGGTGATCTTCGCCGTTCTTGCGATTCCGTATATGTTTACGGTGACGATATTATCGTCGCCGATGAATACAACGAAATCGTAGTGAATGCCCTCGAATCTGTTTTCCTAAAGGTTAACAGAAAGAAGACATTCGCTGGGAATTGCCCCTTCCGAGAAAGTTGTGGCACCGACGGGCTTAAAGGCCAGGAAGTGACACCACTCAGAATCAGGGTGAATCCCCCTCAGCGACCCTCTGATGGAACGGCCATCGCCGCGTGGATAATGTACGCACAACATGCGATACATATATCACCACGACGATCGGCTGCATGCTTACGAATTGTTGAGTCACTCATCGGCCGCATTCCGCGGACGCTTTGTGAACAACAGTTCATTAGTATTGTAGATCCTACTAACTACTGGGAAGTCAATGACTTCTCGGATGCTACGTGGGACCCGTCGCTGTGCTATTACGTCACGAAACAGTATACGCTTCAACAGCGTAAACGAATCAGTGCGATTGCACCTTACGCTCGGCTCCAGAATAATCTTATTCTGGGTACCGAGGGCGACCCATCATTGGTAGTGGATCGTTCATCCACTCAAATCCGCAAGAGGAGATGTTT